GTGGTCAGCATCAGTTCATCGTATTGATTCTGGAAGTCCTTGCGCTGATCTTTGAGCTCCTGTTCAGTCATCTTCAGGACTTCAGTCGCTTCATGTGTTTTCGCGAAGGCATCCGCCAGCGCAAGCAGTGTGGTGTACTGCTTCGCGCCGGCTTCGGTCGTCACATCCAGGCTCAGGACGACATTCTTGAACTGCTCGCGCGTGGTGACTGCCTGAAGGCCCATAGCCGCCAGCTGGGCCGTGACATACTTTTGCACCGGCGCCAGCTGCTCAGCCTCGCTCAGGAAATTCTCGTTGAACGACTGCGAACTGCTGATCAGCGCGTCCAGGCCGCCGCCCAGCTTGATCAGGCGTTCGCGCGCCTCGACGCTGGACAGCCCCACCGCGCCGAACGTGCGGCCCGAGGCCTCCATGATCGAATCCAGCGTGGCGTAATCCGTCGCCACGCGTGTCAGGGTTTCAAGGTAGCCCTCGCCTACCTGCTGGAATTTGGCGAGCTCAGGGACGGCCAACTTGGCGATATCGTCGCCGACCTTGCTGAACACCGCCTCCAGCTCCTTCTCGATCTCATCGCCGGTCAGACCTTTGAAGCTGATCTCGTCGATCCCCAGAGCCATGCCGTTGATCTTGTCCAGAATGCCATCGGTGCTCAGGCCGAGCACCTTGACAGCCTCGATCGTGCCGTCGCGCATGGAGGCGACCAGCAATCCGAACTGCTTCTTCAGATCGTCGTCCAGAGCGATCACGTCGCGCCGCGTGTGGCTGCTCGCGCCAATGCCCCACAGGCCGCTGCTTTTCTTCAAGATGTCGGCATAGCCGGTCGCATCAACGCCAGATCCGATAGCGCTGCCGATGGTCTGAGAGCCGTTGAGCTTGATCCCGGAATCTTGGATGCTGGTGCTGCTGGCGCCAATACCCAGCACGCCCGAAGAACTACCGACGCCATATTTCTTTTCGTCCAGGGCTGTCGCACGCAGGCCGGCCGTCTGCGTGGCCATCGCGGCGACCACGCCGATGGTGTCGCGGATCCGGACGAGAGCCGTCAGCATGTCGCGCGTGTGGCTGAGCTCGACCGAGGCGTATTTTTCCAGATTCTCGATCGAGCGACCGATCGATTCCGATTTCGCCGACTCGTTGCCGAGGACCGAACCAGTGCCCTGGGTTTCCTGGCGCTGCTTCGAAATGTCGACGCTGCCACCACCACTGAAGGCGCCACCGAGCACTGCAGCGATCGCGACTGCGGCCGCTGCCGCCCCCCACGGGCCCAGCGCACTCATGAATGACATAAACACGCCAGGTACTTTGGCAGCGTTCATGGCCGCCTCGCCAGCAGTCACGGCGCCGACCTCAACCGTCTTGCCTGCCACGACGCCTGCGGCGGAAGCGCTCGATACGAACAGGCTCGTGGCCAACTTTTCCATCTGGTTGGCCAGCTCGATCGCGCGAAACGTCTTCTCGGCGCCCTCCAGCAACTTGTAACCCGCCGTATGCTCTTTGAAGAACGTCTTGGCCGCGCCGGCCATGTCGCCGTATGCGTTGATTCGAGATTGCGTTTCCTTCTTCGCGATCACAGAATTGGCCGCAGCTAGCTTTGCTGAATCGCCGGCATACGCGACTGCGGCCGCCGCACGCGCACGGTCGATGGTTTGCTGCTCGACGCCATAATCCTGAAGGGCTACGCGGAGTTTGGTCATCGCGTCGCCGGCGCCGCCGAACGAGTCCTTCAAGGCATCGCCGAAGGACTTAGCCTTCGTCGGATCGAGGAAATCCTCCAGGTCCTTGGGGCTGAACTTGTCGGAGATCGCTTGCGCGGCCGCACCATCTTGCTGGGCCTTGGCCAGAGCTCGCAAGTCGCTAGCCTGCTGGCGGTACTTTTCGGACAAGCGCCCACTGAAGTCGACGCCCTCGGCTATTTCGGCATTTTGGTCCGCCAGCGCCGCGCGCTCCAGCAGCCGCGCTGCCGTCAACTGCGCGATCCCCTCTTTCGTCAAACCGATTTGTGCGTTCGCATCCCGCTGCGCCGTCAGTTCCCTCCCGAGCTGGATCGTAGTGCCGCCAATCTTGTCCATCAGGTCGGCGTAGTTAGCAGCTGCGGAGCGAGTGCGGCGAACTTCCAGCTCGAACAGTTGGTTTTCCGTCTGTAGCGCGCGGGACCTTTGCTGTTCTGTAAGTTCAGCGATCTGGCCACTAAGCGCAGCCTGATCTTTTTGGCTGTTCTGTTTCTTAGCCGTCAACGCCAGCTCTTCAGTCAAACGTCCCTTTTGCTTCATGAATGCGGCGTCATCCAACTCGCCGACCGCTTTGATGAAGTCTTCCTCGCTGACGAGACCAACACTGTTTTTCGCCACAAGTAAATCCAGAGACCGACGGGCGACAGCATCCTCGATCGCACCGCGCTGCTTAATCACCTCGATCTGCGAGTTGATGCCGTCGTTGTAGATGTCCGAGTATTTCTTGCGAATCAAGAGTTCTTGGTCACTGATTGCTTTATCAGAAGCGCCAGCGGCCAGGCCACGTCTTTTGTTGGCCTCGAGCTCATTCGTCAGCTGATCTTGGCGCGACAGGTTGGCGGTAATCTGCTTCGACCACTCCAGATCATCCTGATCGAACTTGATGCGGGCGCCAGCCATTGCAGCCATGCGGCCGTTCGCATCAACCTGGTCCTGCAAGATGGCAAGACGCGCTTTGTCTTTATCCAGGTTTCCTCGCGCCTCGTCGCGTCCACTGAAATGTTCCTGTTGCTGCGCGAAGAGCACCGAACCGACATCTTTACCGGCGACCGCCGGGGCTGGTTTCGATGCCTTTGCGATCTTCGCCTGCAGCCGAGCAATCTCATCCTCCGGCGTCTCACTGCGGCCGATATCAAGCATGGCATCCCATGCGCCCTTTGCAGCCCCTTTGATGCCTAGCCACGCCTTTTCCGCCAGGCCGAGGTTGGCGATCATCTTGGCGGACCGATCAGCAAGCGCGCCAGAATACGCCTTCTGCGCAAGCTCGGCGGCTTCTTCCTCACGGCCCTGATCTTGCAGCGCCTTGATTTGCGCGTACAGCGCGCCAGTCAGGAAATGGAACTGCTCGTTGAGCTTGAGCGCAGTTTGCAGTGGGGCCTTGCCCAGATCGGCAAACGCCTTCGCCGTATCATCGATGCCCTGGACGGTGGCCTTTTGGGCCTGCGAGGCGGTCACACTAAATGCCGTCAGATTCTCCACGCTGACGCGGCCGGTGGTAACCAGCGCAGCCAGCGCGGCGGCGGCATCTCCTTTTGTTTCGCCAGTGGCTTGGTGGATCGCCTTGGCCATGCCGGCGAGCTGACTCGCAGTGGTGCCGGCGGCATTTCCGGACTCGATCAATGCACGATTGAATGCTTGGGCCTCGTTCGCGCCCTGGTTATAGGCCAAGGCCAGCGTCACGCCGGCGGCTGCAGCGACGGAGAACGGATTGATCAAGCCGAGCACGTAGCCGCCCAGCGCGCGCGCTGCGCCGCCGGCGCTGCCGAACATGTCGCGCAGCTGGCCACCCTGCTGCAGGAAGACCGTCAGCGGACTTTGGCCAGCCTGGAGACTGACGACGATGTCGGTCAGCTGGGCCGGCACCTGGCGCAGCGCCTGCGCCGTTTGTGCTGCCGAGACTCCCATCTGGTCGAGATGCGCGCCGCTGCGGCCAATTTGCCCCAGCGCGCCAGTCGCCTCAGCCCGGAGGCGGCTGAACTCCTGGATAGCCTGATTAGCCTCGGCGGTGATGATTACCCTGGTCTCAGCCATCGCGCTTCTCACTCCAGGCTTCCAGCATCGCTCTCTCCATCACTTGAATTTTTGCAAAAATATCCTGCTCCTCGGAGCGCTTCACACGGTGCATCCGCATGACCATTGCGACACCTTCATAGCGCAGGCCGACTGGCCCGCCCATCCCGACATTCCACTGGGTGCGCACCGCTTGGAACAATTCCCAAACCGGGACGTTCTCAGGCCACAAGTACGTCGTCGGCGGGATTTCAGATCCCGGCGCGCGCACCGCACGCAGTCCGAATGCGGCAGCAGCGTCGTCAACCGCCCTCGCCCGCCCCTGCTCTTCTTCCTCTGAATAAAAGAGGTCAAGGGCGGAGAGCCGGGCGAGGCTGGCTAGTTTTTTTCCGCAGCGCCGTTTTCTTTGACGTAGGCGTTGAAGCACAGCAGGGCCAGGCCAGCAATGTCGAGCAGCGCATCGAAGGCATCGGCACAGAATTCGGCCGGGGTGTCGTCGTCTTCCAGCACCAGGCGCTGGTCGCGCCAGCCGGTGGTGACGGTGCGCATCACGTCCTTGACCGTGGTACCGCCTTCCAGAGCTTCCTTCAGTTCTTCCGCAGTCATACGCTTGCAGTCCAGCTCGAACTTGAAGCGCACCGGCCGGCGTTCGCCGTTTTTGATGCTGCCGGAAACCGGAACGATCACGGCGTCGCTGACGATAACTTTGTATTTTTTCTTGGAACTCATTTGATATCCGATCTTTGTTTGATGGGGCTCGCGCCTGGTTAGAAACTGGTGACGATGCGGATCTCGTCGTTGCCGTTTTTCGGATTGATGTTCAGCTTGTAGCCGAGCATGCGCTGACCGTTCTTTTCTTCCTTGGTCGGTTCAAGGCGCTGGACGCCGGGCATGAAGACCATCGTTTTCGAGCCGACCACCGTGCCGTGCCGCATGCCGATGCTGGTCAGCGCCGTTGCCTTGACGTCGGCCAAGAAGGCGATTTCTTGCGTGGCGGTCAGATCCAGCTTGATCGCGCCGGTGACCTTGCGATCGGTGATCGGCACCGTTTCACCGCCGATCAGGGCATTGAACGGGGTTTGGATACCGAAGTCGATGGTGATACCTTCGCTTGGGTAGGTAACGCCGCTGGTCAGCACCGGCGCGACGGTTGGTGCGTGCGTCGCGTTGAAGGTCAGCATGCCGCTGGTCGAGTCCATCACCACCTCGGGGATCTGCCAGTCTTCCAGGTCGGTCGTCGGCAAACCGGCCACGGCGTCGCCGCCATCCTTGCCGACGAATTTAAAGGTCAGCATCGGCGCCTCGCCGGCGGTCAGCTTCAGGCTGGCCGTGCCGCGCGCGCCGACCAGCTTGTGCACCACGCCATCGTCGTAGTAATGCAGGGTCAGCGATTCGAATGCAGTCGAGATCGGTGTGTAATCGACGCGGGTGACGGCCGTGATCGTTTCGGCAAAGCCGCACGCACGAATCAGCTTACCCCAGGCAGGAGGCACGCCTACGGCGCCGGAGCCGACCATCTCGACATCGAAGCCGACTTCCTTGTAGTGAACGCCGACCAGCGATTCCGAATTGCCCAGATAGGCACGGATGACGTTGCGATCGACGTTTTGTGCGTTCAGCACGTTGATCGAGACGTTGCTCACCTGCAGCGCATTGGCGGCGCCGGTGGGTGCGGCATCGGTTGCGTACATCGTTTCCAGGGCAGCCAAGATGGCCGTATTACGAATGAGACGAGGCATGGAGTTCTCCGGTTTTTAGTCTACTGGTTGATCTGGATCCGGCTTGGCCGGCACGAGCTCGCCGGTCTCCAGATTGCGGGTGTAGCTGCCGCCGCGCTGCGGCTCTGCGTGCGTGACCGCCTCAGCATCCGCGCCGCTTTCGCGTTTCGGCGCCGGCACTACCTGCGACGCGTCAGGGGTTTTCTCAGTTTTGCTCATGACGTCAAAGTCCTTCCAGTTGTTTGGTGTGAAACAATAAATTTGGCCGTCGTACATGACAGCGAGACGTCCATCTCGTCATAGTCCCAGTCCAGCGTGTCGCCTTCGAGCGGCTCGACTCCACTTGCCAGGTGGTTCAGGGTTGGATTGACCGCCAGCGCGGCGAACACCTGCTCAACCAGCAGATCCGAAGCGTCGTCCGGTGTACCGCCAACCATCCGGCCGTAGCACTCGATCTGAATAAGCGTGCGCCAGCCCGTGCGGCCACCGATGACGGAGGCCAGCAGCGAAGCGCTGCGCACCATCCGAACCACTACGCCCTGCGGCGAATCGCCGTTGATCGCGCGAGTGCGGGCGCTGTAAACCTTGCCGCCGGCGACGTCGGCCGCGCTGAGCACGGCGACGATCTCTGCGACGATGGCGCGGTGGGCGGTCGTCATGCTTTTTCCAGAATCACAACGGTGAGGCCGGTCGGCAGCTGGCCGTCTGGCTTGCGCTCCGCAACCGTCCATGCCGCGCCATTCACCTCGACCAGTGCGCCGATGAAATCGCTAGTCACGTCCGCGTTCGAAATCACCATTTGCGGCTCGGACGCGCCCATGCCGACCATGCCCACCATGCCGACCTTGTACTCGGCGTCGAAGATCACGGGAACGTCCACTCCATCAATCCGCGCCAGAGCGTTGGCCAGCTTTTTCATCGCTGCCTGGTTGACCCGGGCTTCGAGCACGTCGAACATGGTCAGGCGTTGATCTTGATGCTGACAACGGTCACGCCGTTGCCGGAAGCCGCTGCGGCGAAACCAGCCTTGGTGTTGCCGGATGCGGTGGTGGTCAAGCGGCTGTTGGCCGCATCCCAGTACAGATCGGCACCCTGGGCCACAACGTCGGTGGACAACTTCGCGATCTGCCAGACACCGGTGACGGCAAGCGTGCCGACGGCGCCGATTGCGATGTCGCCCAGCGCGATGCCGATGCGAGTACCGATCAGTACCACCGCACCGCTGGCGATTGCAGCTGCGGCGGTGTAGTTCAGCACGTCACCATCTTGAACGTAGTTCTTTGCCATGAAAGGCTCCTATGAGGTTATGCCGCCCGCAAGTGCGGACGGCAAGGAACGAAGAGGTTAGGCGCCCGGATTGGAGGCCATGGTGCGGAAGTCCAGCGGCGCCACGCCGGCATCCATGCGCACCTTGAATTCGACGCCATCCACATTCCAGCCGTCTTGCTGCTCCAGCGTTGGCGTCTCGACGCCATCCAGGTAGCTCACTTCCACGGTGTCGGTGGTGTTTGCGTTCGCGGTGCCGTACCAGCCGGTAGCCGAGGCGAGGTCGAGGCGAGCGTCCGAGATGACCTCGAAGGTGCCGCGCACGAAGTTCGGCGTGGTGTTGTTCTTGGTCGCGGCGCCGACTTCGTATTCGCTGTCGCGCACCACGCTGGCGGTGCCTTCCAATGCCAGCGGCACCAACAGCTGCGCCAGGCGGATGTTCAGCACGGCGTTGCCGTCGGTCTGCTTACCCATCAGGACGCGCATCAGATCGACCGAACCGGTACTGATGCCCGAGCCGGCCATCAGGTTCTTGTGATTGGTGTGGAACAGCGCGACGCCGTCGCGCATGGCCGGGTTGCTGGTCAGGATGGCGTAAACCAGGTCGCCGATGGTGCGGATCGCAGCGCGGCCCATACGACGCGGAATTTTCGAGAATGCGTCCAGGTCATCGTTGATGATGGTCTGGCGCGTGATCGAGAATTTCTTGCCGTAGGTGGCCAGCTGCACGGTCTCGCCACGGTCGCCGACGGTCGCGTAGGTGTACTCGCCGCCGTCCTGGATCTTGGCCAAGGTCGGGAACGTATTCAGGTCGACGCGCTTACCCGGTTTGAAGTCGCCCAGCGTGCCCTTAGAGGTCCACTTCTGGAAGGTCTCGTCGGATTCTTCGTAGCCCTTCAGCATGGCTTTATCCGCCACGTTCTGCAGCAACAGCGGGAAGTCGCTGCCGGTATGGGTGAATGCGGCCGCGACCAGCGCCATCTTGTCCATGCCGCGCGCACTGACGCCGGCGTGCACCA